GATGCTACCCGATTAAAGTCGGGTACTTTACAAAGAGGGGATTTTGACTGCGAGTTCCCCTTTGAACTCCTTATATTTACATTAGAAGGTATTTTATACAACATCATGCTACCTAAGCAATGATGCTAATTCTATTTACAAGTAACTATCTTGGTCAGATTGGATGCAGGTTCTGACTACCTGGCGCCGTGAGGCGACTAGTCAAGCTCTCCCATGACTACATCGGGGTCATTAATCTCAAACATTTGAAGATCAATGATACCACGGTTGTATTCCATGTGGGGGGCTTGTCTGGCTTCCCAGTCTCTCGCATAACGAACTAGCAGATCGGGTCTACTGCAAAAAGTAGAATGACCCATATACACGTTGTCATTGTGAAAGAACTTCTGAGAGGGTCCGTCCAAAAAGGACATTATCTCATCAGAAATTTCTGGCAGAAAAATTTTATTGAGCTCTTCAGTCTGCCTTAGGAGCTTCCGCATAATGCTTCGAACCTTCCAATCCGAAACTGGTGTCAAACATGGACTATTGACAGACTCCCAGAGTCTACGGATTGCCGAAGAAATTGTGCCAAGTTGAGCTCGTCGAACTCGGATATTGACAGCAGCCATTTGTATGGTGTGATCAAAGAAGCTTGATTGTCGCACATCTTCTGCCATGTGCGTGAAGTGACCATGATTTGAACACCAATTCCGAAAATATGCATCCTTCACGTAGAGTATTGGAGGGACCTCCAAGAATCCATTCCGAACTTCCAGACGTGGGACTTGCCCTGACTCACGATAAAATTTATGAGCAACAGAGCAAACATAGTTTTGATAGGATTCAGATCTTGGCGTGATATACCATGGAGTCATCTCATTTGGCTCTTCATTGAGAGTTATAAAGAATTGTTCCAATCGGTAATCAAGATCAAAATCTGGGTTGAACAATGCAAATTGGACTGCTTGTCTCTGGTGTTCTCTATCAATCCAAATTTCTCGATCCACCAATGATTTAATCACCTTAACTGTGTCAATGCCCCTGACGGTCCGGACCATTTCCGGAACAGTCTCCATTCTACCCGATTCCTTTCCGAGGCCCTTGGGCATAATGGCTTCTTTGGCTTTGTCATAGGCGCATGTGGTAGCATTGAACCGAGCGATCAATTCCTCCTTGGTGGGAGGGTTAAACCAATCAGTTATCAGCTGTCCATCAGCGTCTCGCTCACCTTCCAATACACGTTTGAACTTTCGCAAATGTTCATCGTATACATCTTCACCATGTAAAAACAACTCTGCCATCGCCTGGGAGAAATTGCCTCCAATGATCTGGGCTTGAAATCTCGTATCTGATCCTTTCAGTCGCTTGCAAAACAGCAAAGACTTATAGATTGATTTGAGATCGAGATTACCAACGCGAGCTTGAAGTAGAGGGTGGAAGAAGAAGCGGCGCTTCAGAAAAGCTGCGTCATCAAGGTGGATGAAAGGCACAGTGGCGATCTGTTTAGAGCCATCAGTGTACTTGATCCCAACAAGACCAAGTTCAGTACCAACGGAAGTTTGATTAAACAATTCCTCACTTGGATCGACAGAAAATAGGTTGTCGTCTCCATATGTGATCAAAGCAATCACTTCGTGAAACATAGGAATGTCTCCGAAGGAAAGTTTGTATTGTGGATTGGTCAGTACATGCCCTGATTCAGGGCCAGCTGATGCCAAGGCATCTCGCCAAATTTGCTTTTGGTGTAGAGCATAGTAAGCATATCTCATATATAGACTGTTGATCAGCCCATTGATAATGACTGTGAGGGGATGCCCAGATGGATTGGTCCCAAATGCTTTGTACACAAACCCATCGGATTCATAGATCGGAAACATACACTCAGTGGCAAATCCATCAAAGACCTTAATTAGATCATCTGTGAATCCACACTCCTTCAGAATGTAACGAAGCATATCAAAAGCTT